CTGGAACCGAAGCCCCAGCGCCGCCAGTCTCGGCTTTCGCCGCATCTTCCGCCGCCAGTCGTTCAGCGGCGTCGCGCCACAGCGCCCGGCGCATATCGAGCGCCGATGCCATGGCTTAGTCCTCGCTGTAGCGCTTCATGCCTTTGACGGCGGGACGCGCGGCGCTCATGGTATCGCGGCCGATTTCGGGACGAACGCGGCCCTCCGCGCCAGGACCGATGCGCGGGCCACTAACCGACGGAGGACGGCCGCCCAGTTCGGAGCCATCGCCCTTGACCTCGGTATGCTTGCCGGAACCGCTGGAACCGACGACGAAACGTGCAGGCTTTGCCATGTGAAGGTCCTTACGGGCTGGCGGTGTAGCTGGCCTTGATGCGCATCGTGCCGGCCTTGGCGGTCGCCGCGGCGGCAGTGATGGTCACAAGGACGGTCGTGTTGGTCGTCGAGGTGAAGCCGATGGTGCCGGCCACATTCGCGCCCTGGATGCCACCGGCCTGCGCCGTGGTGTTGCCGGTGGCGATGAACGCGGCGGTCGCGCCCGCATAGCCCGCCTTGAAGGTGATCAGCGGCGAACCGTTGCTATCCAGCTCGTCCACATCGACAGTGATGCTTTCCAGATAGGTGCCGGCGGGAATGACTGGCCCGCTGATGATGTCGGCGTTCGCCAGCGCGGTCGTCAGTGCCATCGACCAGATTTCCGAGGTGGTGCCGATCGCGTTCAGCTTCGGCCCTTCGGTGGTGCCGCTCAGAACGTTGGTTGCCTGCCAGGTTGCCATGTCTTGCGCTCCTTAGTGCGTGGTCGCGTAGGACGACATGACGACCGTGGCGAAGTCGGCGGAGTTGAACACCGTCTTCTTCAGACCCCAGATCAGCCCGGCCGAAACGCCCAACTGGTTTTCGTAATCGAACAGTTCTTCGACCCACGTGAACTTGTTCACGGCGTTGTCGCGCCCGAAGCCAATCATGCCGGCCTGCGCCCCCGCGAACACGGCGCGGCGAACCGTGGTGATCGCGGCGTTGCCCGAGGGATTGTAGCCCTGCGACACCCGGGCATCTTCGTGCAGGATGCACCCGTTGTAGACGCCAAGGCTGCCGTCGAAGATCGGGTTCTCATCCACCAGGCCGCCGGTCATGGCCGCCTTCTGGATGTCCAGCCACTGCCCGGTCGAGGTCGAGGTGCGCAGGTCGGTGACCTGATAGGGATGCAGCCACGCGACATAGAACGACTTGCCGCTGACCTTCACCGGACGAATGGCCGGGGTAAGGGTCTTGGCGCGTTCGATGGCCTTGTCGATCATCGTCAGCGAGAAGACGTTGGTGTTGCCGAGGGTCGTATCGTTAGTGCCACCCTGCGCGTTGGTGTAGTGGTTGGCGTCCGGGGCGATGGTGGCTTGCAGGCCGGTCCAGCGGGTATCGGAACTGGTCAGGCTCGGAGTGCTCGGCCCGAGGTTGCCGCAAAGCTGATTGAAGCCACCCCAGTCCAGGCGATCCGCCCACCAGTCGCGCAGGCCGGACAGCGCCTCATCGCGCACGGAGAACGGCACGCGCTGCTGCGACATGCGGCCCTGGCTGCGAACGGCGTGCCGAAGCTGGTTGATGATCAGAGCGTCGCTGTAGGTCGTCAGCGCCTCTTCGTTGCCTTCCAGCGTGCCGTCACCGAGGACGCCGTTGCCGGAAAGCTGCATGCGCAGGCCATAGGTGATCTGATCGCCCGCCGACTTGCTCGTCTCATCCTTGACCTGGATCATGGACGACGTGTCATCGCCAATGAACTTGTAGATCCATGTCGCCTTGAGGGCTTCGACGGACAGCATCTTGGACCAGAGCTTGACCGCAAGTGCGTTGTTGGTGCCGTAATTCGTGACTGCCATGGTGGCCTCGCGTGGATTTGTGGGGCGCATCGCAAAGCTTCGATGCACAGCCGCCCCAATCCCGCAGGGCGTGGCGAAGATACGGTAAAGCAGCCCGTATCAGGCCGGAGGTATGGCTACGGGCCACACCACGCGCAGCGCCATTTCTAGCGCAGCGTTATCCTAATCAGGTCGTTTGCGCCGGTTCAATCGGTTTTACGATAGGTTGCCAGTCGCGGCCTTGTGGGCCGCAACCGTCCGGGTGCGCTCGCTCAGTATAGGCGTCCTCGCCGGTCTTACCGCATGTGTAGGACAGGCGTTTGCCGCGCTGCGCGGTGAGGACGAGGGCGCAGGTTGTGCAGGGTGGGGCGGTGGTCATTCCACGACAACAGCCACCCGCCGAAAATGCCGCTTCACATCGGCCTTCTGCGCCGACCACTCCTCCGCCGACATCTCCACCGAAATCCCGCCAAGCATCAGGTTCAGCAGATGCATCGCCTCGAATGCTTCCATATCGCGCTGCCAAGCGATGGCGTCGCTCAGGTAGCGGAACGTGGTCGGCGCCGGGGGCGGCGTGGGATCGACCGCGACAACCGGCGCGGCCACGGCCTGAATGAACGCCTCCCGGTTCGTTGGGATCGGTTTGCCGTCCTTGTCGAGCAGTTCGCCATCGTCTTGATGGAACGCCGATGCGCCGCGTGTGCGTGCCATGATCAGTGCCCCATCAGATCACGAAACGCGCCGGGATCACCCTTCAGCTTGCCGACCAGCGCCGCGAATTGCGCATCCGGCATATTGGCGATTTTCTCGACGGACAGGCGAGCCGGGGGCGCCGANCCCGCGCTGCCGATCGTGGTTGAATTCTCGCGGCCGGCCGCAATGCGCGCCGCCGGCTCGGGGATCGACGCGGGAGCGGCATCCAGCGCGGGCACCGCAGGCGTTGCCTTGAAGCCGCGCGCCTTGGCCACGGCAAACAGCCTCGCCGCGAAGTCGCCGCCTTCCTGCCGCGTCCGCGCCGCGATATTGGCCACGTCCTGCCCGATGATCCGCGCCCGCTCATTCGGATCGGTGATGCCGATCTGTTCAAGCTCCGCGTGGCGCCCCTCGGTTAGGAACTTCATGGCGTCGCGATACGATGGCTCCTGCGCCTCGAACGCCATTTCCGACGCAGCACCCCAGTTGCGCAGATCGGAAATCTGGCGCTGCTGGACAGTCTGTTCCTGCATGCCCGACAGAATCGCCGCCTGTTCGGCAAGCTTGCGGTCACGCAGCGCCAGTTGCGCCTGGAAATGGCCCACAGGATCGGTGGCGATGTCGGGGATTTCCGGCTCAACCGCGGCAGCAGGCGGCGTGGTCGCAGTCACGGCGCGGGTGAGCATGTCGAGACGTTCGGCCAGCCGGGCTTGCTCCACGGCAAGCTTCTGCTCGGCGGCGGCGGCCTTGGCTTCGGCGGCCTTGCGGCGCTCGTTGGCGGCATGGAACTGCGCATGTGGAACGGTCTTCTGGCGCCCGTCGCCCGCGTCCGGGGCTTCGTCATCGAGGTCGGTCGGTTCGGCTGCCGGTGCCGGTTCGGGCGCGGCGGATGCGGCCGGTGCCGGTGCATCGTCGCGCATGTTTTCCATCAGGCGCGTTTCTTCGGGGGAGAGCGTGTCCAGGCCAGCCGGAACCGCGATTGTCGCACTCATCGTTTCGTCACTCCTGCCGGGTAGCGCCGGCTCGTAAGCGGGTAGCCGCCCGCTGCGGTAGCCGCGATGTGCGGCGCGTTAAGTCGAACTGTCGGTAATCAGGCCAAGGCCAGCCAACGCCGTTGGTGTAGGTGCGGAGCGCGGGGAAGGTCATCAGGACACCCTGATCTGAACGACAGAACCGTTGCGGTAAAACTGCCCGACCGCCACGCCGCCTGCCGCCGCTGCGCCATCATTGGCGTAAGACGTTGAAGACGACAATGCGGGCATGATCGACATCAGGAAGGACGTTGACGCCCCGGCGTCGGGGATCGTGTAAGTCCGTGTCCCGGCTTGCGCCGCCGTGGTGATCGTAGTGACCGTATCGCCCGAGTTGTTGGTCGCGGTAAAAACCGTGTGGCCTTTGCTCGCCGTGGACGGGTAAATCGTCAACGACCCCGCTGCGCCGGACGCGCCCGTCGCCACGTTGCCTGAACCGTCTACCGAGAAATTGGCCGAGCGCAGGAAATAGCTGGTGAAAGTCAACGCCGACCAGTCGACGCCGTTTGCAACAGTCGTCGTAAATCCCGGGTAGACAGTTTGCTGATACCCAATCAGCGTGCCGGACGCAGACACGCCAAGCGGGCCGTTTTTAGCGCCAAAAGAGAGACCGATTGCCCAGCCTGGATTTTGCCCTGCGTTGTTGTTATTCCCTTTCGAGATAGTAATTCCGATATCCGACAAGACGCCTTGTGCGCCGTCTGCAAATAATTGAAAGCCGTAACGATAAACCAACCCGGCAGACGGGTCGATCATCATATCAATTTCCATGCCCGTCGCGGCCAGCAAATGCTGTGCGGCGGAACTAACTTGCACTATTGGGTTAATCCCAAACAATTGGCCACGCGGCGTGCCAACCGTGCCCAATTCACAGGTTAAACTAGCCGAAAATGCTCCGCCGACATAAAACACGCCGGTCGGGTCGCCCGAATCGCCCGGCTTTTTATAAATATTGACGCCGCCGCTGACGGCTGTACGCGTGCCGGTCGCTCCGCTGTCATTCAGCACGTCACTGACGGCGAACACTGTCGCCCCGCCCGGCCCCCCGGCCCCGGTCGTGTTAACGCCGTCGTTGTCCATCGCAATGAAATTGTAGACGGCTTGGCCCGAAGTGCAGGCTCCAGACGGGTATCCATGCACGTAAAAATAGGGCTGCACGGTGGTCGAGAACGTGGGCCAGTTGAACACCGTGAATGTCGCGGTTGTCCCCTGCGCTGTTGACGACGAGGGCGAAATGTTCAGCGTATTAGTGCCGCTGGTTGTCGCACCCGCCACCAGCGTGGACCCCGCAATGGTCAACACATCCGTATCAGCGTTGCTGTCAAGCCAGATGCCCGTGCCCGCGACCAGATCGACAGTACCCACGTTACCGGCGGCAAAGCTGTTCAGCCCGATGACAGCGTATCCGGTCTGCACATAGAGGGCGTAGTTGTAGGTGCCCGTGGTGACGTTGCCGTTGACCGTGCAATGCCCGTAGGTCGAGATTGGCACGCCCGGCGATGTGCCTTGCTGCCAGTTCAAAAAGGTGTTGCCGTCGATCACAGAGCTTGACGGGTAGCCGGTGTTGTTGCCACCCCCGGCGCTGCCCGCGTCAAACCACACCATCGGAGCACCCGCCGACGCGCCGCCGGTCAGATTTTGCTTGAAGGTGTTGCCAATCACCTTCGCGCCAGTCACGCCGCCCCAAGCGGCGAAGCCGAAATTGGCCTCGACGGTGTTACCGATGATTTGCACGTCATCGACCGTTGAAGTCACACCAAGCGGGATGGCCGAAATACCACCGCAAGTCGTCGAGCCGATCAGCGTGTTGCCGATCACGCGGAATGTGCGCGCGGCGAACTCCTGCGGGCTGACAGCCGAGCCAACAGCGTTGTATTGCACCAAGAAATTGACGTTGCCCGCGACGCTTTCCAGCCGGTTGGCGAGCACTTTAATATCGCTCGCGCCGCCCCAAAAATCCACCGACGCGCCGTAAGCGTTGCTATGGCGGCAGCCCTGTACCGTCACGTCGAGGCAGTTCGGCGCCTGGATCAACGAGCCGCCGTAGGCGCATGTACAATTCAGCAGCTTGACCTGTGCCGCGCCGACAAAAAACACCCCGGTCGAAACGGGGGAGGTGGTCGCGTAGTTACTGAGGTCGAAACCTAAGCCGTCGACGGTGACAGAGGTGTTTCGCGTACCGGGCGTTGACGGAAACGTCGGGTAGGTGAAACCTGTGTTAGCCAAAATCGCAACCGTCGAGACACCGGGGGTGTTGCCGTAGTTCCATGACCCCGACGCAACGGCTTTGATGAACGACTGCCCTGGCACGCCGCGCAGAGAGCGGTTGGACGGGACCGCAATGGCCTCGGAGATGAGGTAAGTACCTGTGGGGAAAAACACTGACCCCGCCGTCACGGCCGCTTGGACTGCGATCGTGTCGTCTGTCACGCCGTCGCCGACTGCGCCAAACGCCTTGACGTTGGCTGTGAAGGCTTCCCACGCAGCCAAGGTAATCGGCGTTGTCGAGCCGGCTGCCTTGACCGTCGTCGCAGACACGTCGACCGCCGCCACCGGCAAGCCGCTAATTTCGCTCAGCAGGTTCTGTGCCTGCAACGGCCCCACGGTGTTTGTCATTGCAGGGCCTGCTCAGGTTGTGGGGGCGGCATCTGCGGTGCGCCTGGATCGGCAGGCAGCCCAGCACCCAAGCCGCCGACTGCCGAACCATGCGCCAGCGCCGCGCCATGGATACCCAATATCGCGTCGATCGCCTGCATTGTGTGCCGGAACCGCATATCGTGAACGCTGATCCCGGCATTTTGCAGAGCATTCACCGCATCGGCCCGCGTTTTCTCAATCGTGGCCTGCTGCTGATCCATATCGAGCGCATGGCGCTGCGGCGCGGTCTGCAACTCGGCCCCGATCCGCGCAGCCTCGGCCTGCCGAACGGCAGCCTGCGCCTGTTCCGATGCGGTCTTGGCCGCCATCAGCGCCTGCTCTCCCTGCGCGTTTGGGTTCGGTGGAGGGGGCGCCGACAATATCTGCTGCGTCTCGGTCACGAACGACGCCGGCACCGGAGCGTATTTCAGGGCATTGATATAGAACTGCGGCGGGATCGGCATTCCCTTGAGCATCGGGAACATTTGCATCAGCGCGTTCCACACCTTGTCTTTCATGTTCGGCGAGGTTGGCGCTTCATCCACGATCACGTCGTATTCAATCAGGCCCGGCTCATGCACCAGCGGAACGTATTGCGCCTGCTCCTTGCCGCCGATACGGATCAACCGGCCGTCCGCGATGTAGGTCTGGATCAGCCACAGCAACAGCCGCCCCTGTTCCTTGTGGTAGCGCCGCTTGGCATTGAACAGCCACGCCAGCACGTTCATACCCTGTTGGCGACGCCCGGCCTCCAACAGCGCCACCTGCGGCGCCTGCGATGTGGATTGCCCCAGCATCTCGACGTTGATGCCCGACACCTGCGGGATCGCGTCGACCGCAAACGCCATCATCTGGTTCAGTTGCGGCGGGAATGCCGCCGGTTGCTTTTCCTTGATCTTCCCCAGGCCGCCGGGGTTCATCTCGATAATGCTGTCACTTTCGGCCCATGCGTCGCGCGCCTCGTCGATATCGGCGAATGCGTCCGTCTCGGCCAGCAACCCGCCCTTGGCGTTGGTGTTGAAGATGTGCAGACCCTGCGACACCCACTTATTCGCCCAGAGCTGCGGATCGCGCATTGCCCTCACGATGCCATACCAAGTGCCGCGGTTGCTGTCCCGCTTGCCGGTCATGCACTTATAGGAAAAACCGCCCTTCTCCGGGCCGTCCATGATCTTCAGGACTTCGGCGCCGACGATGGCTTTCCAGTATTTCTTGACCCGGTCCTTCATCATCTGCGGGCGTTGCCCGATCAGCCGGGCGCGCATCGCATACAGCGCGGCCTTGTCCTCGCTAATCAGCACCCACCGGCCCGAAACGGGATCGAGGATGCGATACGCCGGCACGAACTCGAACCATTCGACCTCGACCATGCGGACCATCTGTTCCGCCTTGTCGATATCCGCGCTTTGGTCGATGCGGTAATACGGCGCCAGCCGGGCATTATGCGGCGAGTGCGCGGCGTCGGGCTGATCCTCGGCCCATTGCGCGTGCAGCATCATCGGATCGAAGTCGGGGAACAATTCTTCCGCCGCCGTGATCGGCAGGTCTTTCACGCGGACGTGATGGCGCCTATCCGACAGGTTCTGCTTGCGCGCCGAGGCGTCCGGAAACATCTCCATCGGGTCGACGCGCTCGACAACCGCCATCCCGTCCGGGTTGTCATCATAATCGAGACGCGTCTGTGTCCAGCCCCATCCGGCGGTAGCACAGTCGAGGAACATATCGCTTTCCTCGTCCTCCGCATCGCACTCCTGCCGTGCCCACTGTGCCGCCGATGACAGCAGATCGTTGACGCCAGCCGAGCCAAGTTGACGCGGTTGAAAACTTACGTCCTGGCGCGAATTGATCTCCATGCCGCCAACCGCGTCGATGAACGGCCCGATGCGGTTGAATGTGATCGCCGGGCGCATCTGGTCGTTCAGGATCTGCAAATCCTCGTCCGACCACTGATGCCCGGCGCGCAGATCGAACGCCTCGGCCATTTCCTGGCGCTGCTGCTGCCAGTGATCGCGTGAGGCTTTATACCATGCGATGACGCGCGGCAGCAGCGTCACCGGATCAGGCCGGCGCCCCGTCGGCTTCAGATCGGCTGACGGGGTCGCGGCAATGCCTTCCTGCGGCGCGCCGTCGTTCGGCGTCGCCTGCGGGTCGGGGTTGGAGAGGGTGATGCTCATGCGGCCACCCGCTCAACAATCCGACGTCCGACAAGGCGAGGCACAACTACCAGGACAACAAGATCGGGGTCTTCGGGCTGCACCCCTTCGTCTTCGGGACGCGACGGCCCGATCAGACTGCGCACCTCGGCAAGGGCGTTATGGATTTCTTGCGGAACGCGGTTGTTGCACGTTGGCCATTCCGGCGCCTCGATGCCCGCTTCGAGCATCCCGGTTGCCCATAGGCGCCCGCTTTCGTAATTACGCTGCCAGGCAGGAATGGCGGTGGCATATTCCGACGCAAACCCGCGCCCCGCCAAACGGTCGAAATAGCCCATCCGCGCCGGCTCCTCGATGCTGGCGCGGGCTACCCAACTCAGATGACGGTTGCTGCCTGTCACTGAGCCGAAACCCCGCTATGTGGCGACTGAAAGAACATCAGATCATCCCTTCCGCGTCTTGCCCTTAGCCGCCTTGGCGAGTTTTTCCGCCTTGGCGACCTCGGCCTTTGTCATCGGCTTGATCGTGATCTTGATGCCGGTCTTCGGCTTCGGTGACGATGCCATGGCCGGTCTCAGTTCATGTATTCGACGGTGAAATCGACCAGCGTGATATCCGCCGCCGAGGACGTGCCGTCCGTGCCGGTAGCCTTGATCGTGATCGCCGCCGTGTCGGTATCGGCGCCCGATGTGTTCACGTAGGGCGTGATCGCAGTGGTATCGACGATGCCGGTCCCGGTGACGATCTGCGTGGATGCCCCGGTCTTGACGACCTGCAATTCCAGCACGGCGTTCTTGTTGTTCGTCGCGGCAGTCGGCGACGTGATGACCGAGGCGCCGAAATACAGCTTCACGGTCTTGTTATTGCCGTTCGCCGCCATGGCAAACACGGCCCGGATTTTCAGCCGCCGCCCGGCCTGGTCCAGCGCGTTCGCCGGGAGCGCGTAGGAACCAAGCGTCTGCTCAGCCGTGCCTGTGGCCGTGGCCGCCGTGCCGGTCGTCGTCGACAGCAGGCCCATGGGATGAAACCCACCCGCCGGGTAGGCGATCAGGCCAGGATACAGCGTCACATTGTCCGCGTTCATCGTGCCGAGTAGCGGCGATAGTTCGGCATGTGCCGAGGCGGAGAACAGCAGCCCGATCAGGGCGAAAAGAACGCGGATCATGTTAGGGTTTCCCTCAGTGTTGCGTCAGCCGGCGCATGAACTCGGCGCAAATCTCCTCGCCGACTTCCTTCGCTTCAGCCATCGTGGAAGTCTTGGCCATCACGACGGCAACCATGTTGCCCATCAGGCCGCGCAGGGCGTCTTTCGCATCCAGCCGGTGCTGCGTCGTCACCTTGTGCATCGCCAGCGCGATCAGCGTTTCGATCTCCCGCCCGCGCGCATCCGGCGCCCGCAGAGCATCCCGCAGGCGCGTTGGCCGACCGATGATTTCGACGCTGCCCGACATCAGCACTTGCCCTTATCGGACAGCTTGCCGCCGCCAACCTTCGGCATCGGGCCACCGTCACGCGCCATCTTGCCGGGCATCTTCGCGCCGGGCTTTTTCATCGGCTTTTTCGCCATGGGTTTCGTCGCCATGGGTTTCTTCGCCATCAGGCAGCCCTCCGTTTCATGGGTTTCGCCGCGGCAGGTGCAGCAGCGATCTGGTCCAGCCGTATCGCCAAGCGCCCGATTTCGGTGCGCAATTCGGCGATTTCGTTCTCAAGCCCCGGAATGCGCGCCGCCGCCTGCCTGGCAGCCGCATAGGCATCGGCGGCTTTCTGCGCCGCGCCCTGCGCCATCTCGCGGGTTGGCGTGAATGCGTGACCGCTCATGCCGCCATCGCAGTCCCGCGCTTCCCGCGCGAGGGTTTCCACTTCCGGGCATAGCGGTCTGGCTCAGCATCGGCGGAGGACGGCAGCGGCGCGGTGTAGGGGCGGCTGGCGCAGGCGTAGCGCACGCTATCCCCCGCGTGATCCTCGGCGCTCGTATCCACATCCTCGGCCCGGCTCTTGTCGTGCTGCAGGGCGGGCAGCGTGCGGATCGTGTCGGTGCAGGTGGCGAAAAAGTAGATCGCGGGCCGCTCGCCATCGCCCTTGAGACGGGCGCGCAACTGGTCCCAACCGCCCATGGCGCCATTTCGAGCCACGCGGGCGTTGTCTGCCGCCCGGAAGAATACCTTGCGCGCGGCCATGCGGTCCGCGATCGACGGGCCACCATCGGCGCTGAAGATCGCCGGATCTGCAACCCCGCTCATGGTTCGGTTGCCGGTCACGTCCGACGCCTCGCGCTCGGCGATGCCGTCCGCGACTTCCTCGGCCGTCAGGCGCAGTCCGGTGTTCGGGATCGTGTTGCCGCCCTTGTCCTTCGCCGCGCCATACCATTCCCGGTATTGCACCAGGGCGCCGCGCGGGAATTCTGCAAGCTCGCCATCGCTGACCGCGAACCAGTTGACCGAGAATGGCCGCGCCGAACCCCAGTCGAACGAGCGGAACCGCTGCCAGTATGCCGGCAGCGACCGCGGCGCGACGACATGCACATCCGTCGAGAACTCGGGAAAGAATGCCCCGCTGACAACCGACCAGTCACCCTCAAGCCACGCCCGGACCAACTCCTCCGAGCCGACGAGATGCAGCCGGTTGATGTAGTCGGGATCGTTGCCGAGTAGGATTTTGTTGTCCTGCACCCGGCTCGGAATATAGATGTAGTGGTGCTCGCCGCCGTTCGCCAGCTTGCGAACAAGCGTCTGCATTCCCCGCGGCGCCGGGTCGATAAAGCGGTATTTGATCCACTGTTGCCCGACGCCGCCGGGGTTGGCAGTAAGCGTCAGTTGCACCGGAACGCCGTCCTTGGACCGCAGCGCACCGAAAAGCATGTCAATCGGCTTCGGGTCCGGGTAGTTGCCCGCTTCCTCGACGGCAGCATCCGACAGGTTCTGGCCTTGGTATTTTTCCGCGTCCGTCACGTTCTCCAGCGGGCGAAATCGCACCCGGCCACCGTTCGGCATACGGAACGCGCGGGGTTGCTCGCGCCACTCGGCCCCAAGGGGGATGTAGATTTCCTTCGCCCGCTCGATCAAATCATCCGTCTGCGGCATTTCGCGGCGGAAGAAGATGGCGTTGAAGGCTTTGCCGTACCGGGCGTCTTTGATCGCGAATTTGCCGAGGATGCCATCGGTCTTGCCGCCGCCGCGCGCGCCGCCGAAAAAAATCTCGCGGTGAGGGCAATCAACAAGCGCCTGCTGCGGGCCAGGCTGCGGCGCCCAGATGATCTTGGCCTCAGACATTTTTCGCACCCTCGGGCGCGTGCTGGGCGATCCATTCCGCCTCGGTCATCGGCCGTTCGGAGATGATGCGGTGGATGTTCTCAGCCTCGACGATCTGTTTCGTCGCGAGCACCTCGCCACCGAATAGCGCGATCTTTTCACCGGCCGTGATGCGCGATGCGTGCGGCGCGCCCGCGTCCCGCAGGATCGACAGCCACGTATCTGCGACTTCCTGCTTGTGCGGAGAGAGCATGTCGCGGAAGGACTTGGCTTGCGTGTGCCCGTCCGACTTAGCCTGCGCGCTCGGCTGATTGTCTGCGGTCAATGGTGGCCTCTTTCCGGTTCCACGCGCCTCGCCGCCCCAACCAGGGCCGTTGCCGGTCGGCACACCCCGTTTCCAGTTCGGATTACCGCGCTTTTTCGGAGTGCCGCCGTCCATGCCACCCGCCACACAGAGCGCCATCGGTAGGACGCGCGCCGCGTGAGCCGCAATTCGATTTACGATAGTGCGGCGCGGGAACTATCGTAAAACCGCCCACTCGACACGCACGACGCCGCCCGCCGTCGAGTATTTGCGCACCTCGCCGCGCTCCTGCATCAGTGCGAGTTTGTTATGCACGCTCGCCGTCGTGCGGCACTGGATCGCGCAGAGCACAGCCGACAGCGGCGCGTCGCCCGCGGCGAGCATCCGGCGCAGGATATCGCGGTGCATCTGTGCCGTGGCGTTGTGGCGCGGATTGCCGAGGGGTTTGGATGCGTGCATGTCAGCCGCCGGCCATTGCTGCGTCGCAGTCTGCATCGAACCGGGCGCGCTGTGCCGCGTGCATGCGCCTCAGATCGGCATACAGCGCCATCGCGGTCGCAACCGGCATCGTGATTTTAGCGGTGCCATTGTGCCAGATGGCGCACTCGTCGCCGCTGACACTCACCGAGAATTCCGCTGCCTTTCCGTAACACATCGCTATTTCCCTCCTGCGCCGCCGTTCACGCAAACCAAGACCGCCAGCCAGGCGCCAAAAACGAACATCGGCGCGGCTACCCCCCAGACTAGAAACGCACCACCCGCGATCAACGACACCGCGACGAATTCAACCACCAGCCGAAAATTCATGCCGGAGCCCTCGCATTTTCCCCTTGCACATGTCCGCATAATGCGGCATTGTTTGCCCAGGCGAGGGATTGGCCCCGCCGCACCGAGGGATTGCCCAGATGAACGCGAAATATCTCACCGTCGCCGAAACCGCCAAGCTGATCCGCGCCGCACTCAAGCGCGCGTTCCCCGGCGTCAAGTTCAGCGTCCGCAGCGACAGCTATTCCGGCGGCGCGTCGGTCAACGTCAACTGGCAGGACGGCCCGACCGCGAAGATGGTCGACGCCATCGCCAAGCAGTATGCCGGCGGCCGGTTCGACGGCATGATCGACCTGAAATACGGCGTGTATTCCTGGCTTGCGCCCGATGGCTCCGCGACCGTTGCCAGCAACCCCGGCACCGAGGACGGCATGGGCAGCCACGGCGCCGAGCGCAATTGGATGCCGTCGCCCGATTGCGTGTTGGTGCATTTCGGCGCGGATTTCGTGTTTACCCACCGCACCATGACGCCCGCGTTTGCCGATCACCTGCTCGCCGCGATCACCCGCCGGTATGGCGCGCTCGACCTGTCCGTGAAAACCTACCACGACGAGGCCACCATCTCCGGCGACTACGAGGCCGAGCGGATGGTTTATCCGTTCACCCAGCGTTTCGTAACCATGAAAGCCGCCACATGACCCCCGACCGCCTCCGCGAATGTCTGGCCCTGCTGCACTGGTCGCAGCGGGGCCTTGCCGCCATCCTGCGCCTCGATGAGCGGCAGGTGCGACGATGGGCGAGCGGTGCGTATCCAGTGCCGGAGGATGTCGCCACGTGGCTTGAACTGCTGGCGGGGTTTCATGCGCGGTATCCGCGGCCGGGTGGGTCATCTCCCTAGATCCCCAGCCACGGCGCCGAACCCGAGTTGCGCGGCTGGATATTGCAGCATCGGCGACGCCTGAAGCGCCGACTGCCACCACACCAGACGCCATCGCTCGTGCATCTCCCGCACCGCGTCCGACCGCCGATCGATCATGACCCGATGCTCACGCGGGCCGGTGCGTTGCCATGTGGCGATCACGGCAACACCCCACACAAAAACCCCAGCGCACAAAGCCCGGCAGCCCACCAATACGCGCGAGGGTGGCGCAGATGGATTTCACGGCACACGGGGATCGTGAGGACGAGGGGGATCAACCACAGGTGCGTCACGCGATGCCCTCCCCGCTCAAAGGCTCAGCCTGCACCCCGGAGTGCGGCGCGCCCTGAGCCGGGATGCCCGCCAACTCCCGCTGGCGTAGCTCGGCCATCGTTCCGGGCGTGGGACGTGGCGGGCAGAAGCATTCGCCCTGCCGCATTTGGCAATCACACAGGCGGCCGACCGGCGTTCCGGCGGCTTTGGCGGGGTCGTATAGGCCCATCCGCACCAACGTCCCCGCAGCCCATTCGCGGGCCACCATCTCAGCTAGCCCCCGTGCCGCCTCCTCCGGGATCACCACCGTCATGTCAGTCGCGGTGTAGAGCCACCCGCGCGGTATGCGCTGCCACGTCATGCCACCCTCCGAAAAATAATCGCGCCGTGTGCGATTTTTCTGTTGACGCGCGATGCGTTGTGTGCGAAATTCTTTTCACACAAGGAGAGACGCAGATGACCCGCACCGAACTTCTCGCCACCATCGACCAGCTTATCGCCAAGAGCCTGGACGCTCGCAGCCACGCCGCCCCGAGCGCGCCCTTCGCGGAAGCCGCCTTCGCCCTCGCGGATGCCGCGATTGCTTCTTACGCGAAGCGCCCGACCGCCGATCTGAGCAGCGCGGGCTACCTGGTGCTCGATAAAGCGCGGGCGCGGTGCTGGGCGCTGAAGGAATTGGCGAAAATCCACGACATGTTTGCCAGCAACCCCGGCGCGGAAGCCTACGGCATCGAGCTTGCCGCCAAGCGCGCCGAGTTGATCCGCTGCGGCATCCTCGCCGCCTAACAACCCCGTCCGGGGCTTCGGCCCCGGCGCTTGAATGGAGAGATCGAGATGGCCAAATTTGTGACCTACGCCACCACAACGGGCCAGCGCATCAAGGCGCGCGTCGTAACCCGGCACCGCGATGGCACCATTACCGTTGAGCCGTGGCACGAGGTCGGCCCGTGGTCTGGCGGCTTGATCGGGGGCCGCGTTCGGTTGGCTGCTGGCGCATGGCAGCCCGCATGACCCTCCCCGCCCTCCTATCCCGCATCGGATGGTCCGTGCCGCACCTCGCAGCACGGATCGGGATGAGCGTGTCAGGCGTCTACGGCTGGCACCGAGGCCGGAACTCGCGGGGCGCACCGTGCGAAGCGCCTGAGTGGGTGATCCGGTGGCTGGAGAAGATCGCTCAGACGCTGGACGAGATACCGCCCGACCGATATCGCCCGCGATAGCCACAAAGCCCGCTGCGCGCCCCGCCAGCGGGTTTTTGGTGTCCACCGCCCGATGATACCAAAAACCCGCCAGACCCACCCACAGCCCCGTTATATCGCCCGCACGGTGGCAATTACCGCGCGCGGAGTTCCGGGGTGCCGACGCGCGCGCCGGCCGTGGTGGCGTTGTTGCTACCACCACCACCTCGACCCCCATTTTCAAAACCCTATATATTTTCATTTTAAATATTCTTTCAAAAGTAAAAGTAGGTGGTAACGGTGGTAACAGCGGTAGATTTCCGCCATTCCGGCGTTACCACCGTTACCACCCCATTGCGGTCGTTGCTGTTACCACCTATATTTTCCGCGCGATCAAGGTTGTCACATTTTGCCATTTCGCACCCAAATCCGCACCTGTTTACCGGATAGATCGCGCTCTACACGCCGCGCCCAGCCCTCCGCCGCCAAAATTGAAGCCACCCGCATTTCCTCCCTTTTCCCCTGCCGCTCGCGCGGGATTTGAAGGCAATCCGTCAGGATCGCCGGAGTGCGCACGTCAACGCGCCCGTTCAAGAATGTGCGAATCACATCGGCCCAGACGTCTTCGGCCATGCGATCCTGCTGCGCCTGCGTGGCTTGCGCGACCACATCGAGGTCATCTATCCATATCGCCTCGCCTGCCGCTTCGCGCGCTGCTGCCTCGGCCCATAGCTGGGTCCGGTTCTCTTCCACCCACTCCGCATCGGCGTGCGAACACTTGACCGGCCAAATGCGCCGGTTGCCCGATGTGTCGCGTAGGTAATCCGTCGCGTTGGTCGTGCCGATCAAAACGCATTGGCGCGGGCGTTCAACGTATGCCTTGCCGTAGGGCGGGCGGTATCGGTCGGTTGATCGCGACAAGAACGCCTTGATAACCTCTACCTCGGAGCGGATCAGGTGTTGGATTTCCGCGAACTCAAGTGCCCACACACCAAGCAGCGCCATCGCGGCGTCACGGCTTGCAAGCTCCTCGGGGATAGCGTCGGAGAACCACGGCGCGGAAAACAGAACCCGGCATACGGTCGACTTGCCAATACCCTGTTCGCCTTCCAGCACGGGCATGTTGTCAAACTTGCATCCAGGCTGGCGGATGCGCCGCACGGCGGCGATCAGAAACTTAGACCCGATTGCCGCGTGGTAATCATCGTCAGGCGTGCCGAACGCTTTCACGAGCCACGTATTGAGCCGGCCTCTGCCGTCCCATTTCAAGGCAGCCAGCCAGTCCCGCACCGGATGAAACTGCTTCTGCGCAGCCTCGGCCAGCATGGCGTTTTCGACATCCTGCCGCGACGCTTTCGATATCCACACCCGCTGCACATATGCCTGCACCATCGCCACATCCTCGCATCCCCACGGACGCGGGTAGGGGCCGGGCAACAACTTGCCGCCGTCCTCAATCGCGGGTGGAGCGCGCATAATCAGGTGATGCGCGGTGAATTCGTTCCAGCCAAACATCCCGGCAAGCGAAGGGTCGTGTGACAAAATAACCATTAAGTTGCCGATAGTATTGATCGCAGCGCCTTTTTCAGTGCGCTGTATCAGCGATATGACGCGGTGCATGCCGCGCGACTGGCCTCCCCCCGCCCGCGCGGCAAGGTCGATAATTTCGCCGGTAATCTCGTCTGTCATCTGGTGCCCCATGAAGCCTCCACCGGATTGCGCGCGCCGGAGCGGAACGCAGATTGCAGCGTGGCTTTGATCTCGGGATGCGACAGGCCGATATGGCGAGCCGCCGCGTAAAGCGCTTCGATTGCCTCGGCCTCGCCCAACAGCCCCGCCGCGACGAAGCGCGCGACGCTGTATCCCTGCCGGTTCAATGTGTCGTTGCGCTGCCCCTCGCCCGCGTCGTGAACCTTGCCGATGGCGCGCGAAAGCATGCGCCGGGCGCGGTCAGTCGTGGCGACTTGCACACGTTTCCATTCCGGCTCGGGTGGCGGCGCGACGGCGGCGAGGAGCCAACCGGGCGCATCGGGTGGCGAGACCTCCCACGGCGCGGAAATCCAGCGATAGGCACGACGCGTCCGGTGATGGATGGACGGCGGAACCGTGACGGACAGCCGCCCACGGCGCGGATCTATGCCGGGCGCGGGCGTTCCGGTCTTGCCTGCAATCTTCTCGCCGTTGTGTTTGAAGAACAGCACCAATCCGCCGCCACCACTGCGGATCATCGGGCGCGGAGGCAGCGCGCGGCCTGCTACAAGGTCGGTAAACGCTTTGATACCGTCCGCTTCGTGATCGGCGCCCGGCGCGTCGCAATCCAGCGCCCAGATGCCAGAACCCTGCATGATGACACGCCAGTTGCAGCGCGGGTAGTCGCGCGCCCAACCGGCCAAAATATCGAGGTCATGCGTTGCCGCGTCAGTCGCGGCCTTGAAGCATCCGGCGCGCGAGCCAGGCGCGTTGCTGGACGGATACAGCCGCCAGCCGAGCAACGCCAGACGTTCCACTGTTTCGGGCAGCATCATGCGGCCCTCTTGCGAAATGAGGTCGGAACTGCGGAGGGAATGCCGATCTGGCCAAGCACCCACGACGCAGGCCATTCGATCAGTTGAACGCCCTGCGCTGCGAGGAAGGACTGCTTTGCCGGCGCGACAGGGCTCTTATGGATGATCTCGACGGCATACAGGATGCTGCCCTTGTGCTGGACAGCAACGTCCATGATCGCCCGAGGCGGCTTGCCTTGTGCGAGCAACTCGTCGCGCGTCGGCGGCCGCGCGGTCCATCGGTCGTCCTGTTCATCCCACACCGAGCAAGCGCCAGCCCCGCAGCGCAGGACGGGGTATTCCTGCCAGATGCCGTAATGCGGGCCGTGCCGGTTGATGCGCCACGACATGCCCAGCAGATCAACGTCAGTGCGGCCCGATACGATCGCCGCAGCGGACGCCGCGCGCATCCACTGACACACGACATCTTTGGCGGCCTTGTGTGCGTAGCTTTCTAAATTCACCCGCTCATCCTCCCCGCCAAAGCCGCCTCGATATCCCGTATCTCCTGCCCCTCGGCCCACTGGCACAGGTAGGAAACCGTCTTTCCGTCAACGACGCGCCGAACCCACACAGGCGCGCCATTCGGCAGCGTCGCCAACGTGTCGGCGGTGCTGGCGGCAAAGAACGGGTGCCAGGCGGTTTCGTCGGGTGGGAGGAGATCGGTCATGACGCAAAATACCTGTTGACAAATACGCCCGATGGGCGCATTGTCTGTCCATCAGAACGGAGGCCGCCATGACCGAAACTCAAAAACGCCGCGCTCAGGAGTGGACTTTCAGTGGCGCGATTGCTTGGATTGAGCAGTTCGGCGGCAATTGGTCCGTCGTGGCGCTTGACCTGAGCCAGCGCAACCTGACCAAAGCCATCAAGCACCGGATCGTGGTTTCCAATCATGGGCCGGATCGTGATGCCGCCACGGCCGCCGCGTCGGATCATTCCGTGAAGATGGTTTGCGGGAATGTCTAAGTTCCGCACCATGACGCCCGACGAAATGCGCGCGCACCGGGCCGACCAAAAGCTGACGCAGCAGGGCTTGGCCGATCTGCTGGAAGTGGATTTGCGCACGGTCCAGAAGTGGGAAGGCGGCGAAAGAGCCATCCCCGGCCCGGCGAAAGTGGCGCTGATCGGGTTCAAGCTGCTCATGGCGTCAACACGCCCTCGGAATTGAGGATCGCCCGCCCGATTAGCTCCGCGATCTGCGGCACGATGCTGTTGCCAATCGCCTTGAGCCTCGGCCTGCGGTTCGGATACCTCCGCCCTACGGTGCGCGGCGTGTTGCCTTCCCAGGCTTCCACTGGTCGAGTTCGGTCCACCCCGCCGGAAGTCCGATCAGCTTTTCCGTCCAATCCGGGTGCAGAACGCCCCCAACGGCGTTCGGAAGCTGATCGCCTGACGTCGGCGGCCGTGATAACCGGCTCGCGCCATCCGGGTTGTTCGGTGCCCGCCAGTCCCGCGCTGCTACTGTTGGCCAGAGCTTCACGGCAGTAGGCAGATTGTCCGGCTCCCGCGTCGCCAGCCGTTCCGCGCTCATGCCCGTGCTCTCGCCGTCCTCCTGGCGCGGAGTAGGCCACAATCCATACCCGGTCTCGCCGGTGAGGAGCGCCGATGGCGGAAGCGGGTATACAATGCCACTCCGCATCATACCCGAGCGCAGCGAGGCACCCGAGCACAACGTCCAATCCGCGAGAGCGAAGGGGCGGGACGTTTTCGATGATGACCCACGCCGGCCGGATTTCGCCGATGAGCCGCGCGTATTCGAACCAGAGGCCGGATCGCTCGCCACTGAGGCCGGCGCCTTTTCCGGCGGCGGAGATATCTTGGCAGGGGAAGCCACCGCAGATGACATCCACGGAAATTCCGTCTGCACGCAGCCGGGCGGCGGTGAGGGTGCGAACGTCATCGTATTGCGGAACCTCTGGCCAGTGTGTGCGCAGCACGGCGCGGGGGAATGGTTCGATCTCGCAAAACGCCGCGGTGCGGAAACCGCCCGTGGCTTCCAGGCCGAGGGAGAACGCGCCGATGCCTGAGAACAGGTCGAGGACTTGCATCATCCCCCCACCCCATGAAACAGGTTGTTGAACGCCTTGGCCTTGGCGCTGGGCTTGCGCTTCATCCCCGCCCGCTGGCTAACCTTCCGAGGCGCAGCGTCCTCGCCAAGCGCCCGGTCATGCCCCTCGGCCAATGCCCGGTGATAGCCCGTCACAGGCGCCCCGGCAGCGGCCAGATGGTCATGCAACTCGACAACCGACCGGATCAGCCACCAGTGAAACCCGCACCGGCTGACGTGTTCGGCCCACCCGTCCTGAGCGTCGCTCGTGGTGTTGCGCCCGGCTTTGAGTTCCATCCAGGCGAAGAAGCGGTCAGGCCCCATGATGAACCCATCCATGAGCCCGACCGCCACGCCCTGCGCCTTCATCCGCGCCCATTCCCGCGCCCGATCTTCGGGTGTCCCACCGTGCTTGCGGCCATGTTCGACGGCTGACCAGCGCGTGTCGGGTGGGAGGACCGCGTCGAGATACATGCGGCATCGGGAGCGGAGGCGGGCTTCGGGCTGCAACGACTACATCCCGAGCGCGCGGCGGTAGACATCAAGAAGCGTTTCCTGCACCTCGACTTCCGCGGGCTCCTGATTGCGGATGCGGATGAGCTGCCGCATCACTTTGACGTCAAAGCCGGCACCTTTGGCTTCGACGAAGATGTCCTTGATATCGCTTAACAGGCCCTTGCGTTCCTCTTCGAGGCGCTCAATGCGCTCGATCAGGCTGCGCAGCCGGTCAGCCGCGACGTTGCCCCAGTTGTAGCCTTCGCTCATGAAACCCTCTTGAATGTGACGACCCGGATTAGTCCCAACGCATTCGCGGCTGCCTCGGTGATCTCCCGCCGACCGTTCGCAATTTCGCTAACAGTGCTGGCATGAAGATCATGAGCCGCCGCGAACGCCCGCGTTCCACCCGCCGCCGTGATTGCAGCACGAAGCATCTCGACCACGGCTGGCGCGCGGAGTTCGGTCATGCGGCTTTCTTCGGATGAATATCGCTCGCCGGCGTCAACGGCATCGTCTGCTGCCCAGCGTCATCCCTCGCGGCGCGCGGCTTTGGCACTACAACCGACGCATCCGCTGTCACCAACTCGGGATTGCCGTCAGCCTTGGCCACGCCGTCGACCAAATGCTTCATGACCGGCTTGAGCGCGGCGATAACCTCGGCCTGCTCGAACATGTCCTCCGGCAGCGTCACCGCCGCCTCGATACGAAATTCCTTCGCCATTCAAAGCTCCTTTGAAACCGGGGAACCGCCCGGCGCGGTTGTCGCGTGGAACACCACATCCCAATCCGCGATCCTCTGCGGTGTCATCGAACACCACGGCTCGACGCCCGAGGCCGCGGCGCAATGGCCGTCGCAGAAGTTGCCGGAACGGGTGAAAATGTGCGCGTTGGGGAGACCGCAGTCGGTGCAGCGGAGGGTCACGACGCCCCTCCCGGCAAAAAACAGTTGACGCGGCCTTGGTAAAAACACGCCCACGTCCGACCATCAGGCGACGGCCCGCGCGAATGCGTGTTCATCACCACATCCTCATCGACCGGCAGGAACGCATCAGGCGCGTTCGGCCCAAACTCTGCCTTCCCGATCCACACCCAAACGCCACCATTCGGCGAAACATGCGCGATGGTTGGGCGGCAGTCATTCAAACCGCAACAAAGTCGCCCAGCATGGTCGGTTAGAGTTTGAACCCACTTCGCCACCGGGCTATTCGGATCGCTCCCCGGCGGCGGCTCAGCGCACGCCATCCCCACAAAAAGCACCGACGCGGCCAGCGTTCTGGCAAGAGCAACCGCCGCGCCGGTGAAGTTTGGGGAGGAACACCGGGTCACGCCGGCCGCGTATCGCCCGTGGGCGATTTTCTCGGCGCCATCGCGGGACGAACCCAGCCCGACAGCGCCGACGGCATCAACGGAGCGTGGGGACGCACCAGCCCGTTCGCCGGTAAGTGCGAGGGACGATAAGGCCGAACCTCTCTCGCTCCCCTCGCCGCCACGCGCGACCGATCCGCCTCGGGACTCCTGTGGGGAGATTCCTATTGCAGCACGCGCGGCGATGTCATCAGGCCATTCCGTGGTTGCGCCTCGGGCAATCCCCCAGGCGTTCCACGCGTCAGCCGCATTGGTCCGGGGGAATTCGACGGCAGCACCGTCCCCCGGCGCGGTGAAGGAGCCGGGTCGCAACCGGACTGCCGCCGAATTTTGCGAGGCGTCCCCGGGATGGGAACCAGCCAAGACGCCCCGCCGGTCAGCGGTGCCGTTCCCAGACGCGGGGCCGCGCTGACCGATTACATCACGGGCGGGATAGCTACCCGGGCCGTTCATCGACCCGGCTTCGGCCCGTGCTGTATCCTGTGTGCATGAAGTCATTCGTCACCTGCGCTGAAGCCGATGAAGCTCCCGATCAGGATGGCAAGCGCGAGCGTGCCGACCGGGACGCCGATGGCGATCAGGGCTACGAGGAGGGGCGTGGTCATGCGGCGGCTTCCGCGAGTGGCGGAACCTCTGCGTCAAACGCCTCAACCGGAACGGTGCCTTGACCATCCTTGCGGGCCATCCGCGAGAGCCGAAGCCAGTATTTGGCAGGAATGCCGCGCCGCCCCCAATGGGTCGCAGTGCGATCGGGAAGGCCCAAAAACCGGCAGACCGCAACCGGGCCGCCGAGGGCAGAAATGATGCTGGCGTGATCCATAGGCAGAACGATAGAGACAGATTGTCTCTTTCGCAAGCCCTTCCGTTGTCGGGCGACAAAAAATCTTCGTTGCCCTATTTCCACGGCATGGCAAAGGGCGGCGTTCCCCTCTCACCTGGCGCGCGGCGCATCGTGGAACTGACGGCAAAGCGGATTGGCTTGCTAGCGGATTTGCACGCCATGGGGCCGACCGAGATGGAACGGTGCCTAGGGCTGTCGCACGGTCATTGGCGGCACTTGATACAAGGCAGCCGCCAGCTATCCGTCGAGATCGCATTCCGCTTGTGCGAGCAGTTCGGCGTTACCCTTGATTGGATCTATCGCGGGCGAGCTGCGTCGCAGGTTCGGCCTGACGTGCTCGTGAATGTGGTTGCGCTTGCGCCATTGCTAACCGAACTGCCAGACATGGCCGAGAGCATGGGCATACGGCGCTAGGCGGACACGGCTTTTCGACCGGAGCGAATGGCTTAAAGCGTCGACTATCCACGGCAGCCTCAACCTTCTTCCCTGACCGGAAAAGAATTGCACCGATATGATTTGGCGCAATATCACAACCGCGTGACGAATGGTCGGCGCGAAAAGTGACAATCTGTCGCTTTTAGGTGTTGACGGCATCATGGAATAGAGACATTCTGTCGCCATCGAACACCAATGGAGCCACCCGCCGTGTCCCACATCCCCGCAACGACTACCGCCCGCCCCGGCTTCGTCATCAATGACGGCGCTGAAATCTCTGTTGCCGACTTCGCAGCGCTGATCGGTGCCAGCGTTGACGGCAACGATCTGACTTTTGGCCGCCGCACGAAGGCGGCTGACAAGCTGACCAGCGTCGGCGGATCGCTCTACGTGAGGGGCTATGCGCACGCCCTGCCGGCCTGCTTTATCACCGCTGGCGAAGACATCCGGGGTTATCACTTCTCTGGCCACAAGACCGCCGATGGCTGGCGCATCCATGCCGGCTGCCGCGACTTCACCCCGGATGTTGCCCTGCAACATTGGGGGCCGGGCGGCAAGTCGGATCGGCCGGACTGCTTGACGCTGGTCAACCAGATCATTGCCGAGGCGGCGCGGCGCGATGCGGGAATGGTGCCATGAACATCCCCGCCCCCCACCACCGCCTAGACCCCGGCCAATGGCACGACGACACCGTTAACCCCGCGCCGGATGGTTCAGACATCGCCGACGCCATCCGCAAGCTTCGCGACGTGTGCCTAGCGGTTCGCCGCACGGCGTCCATCCCGGTCTGCGATGCGATTGACGATCTGATCGGCGCGCTGGACGGCGCGGCGGATTTTGAGGGGTTGGGGCTGTGACACACCTTTCCGACACCCTTCTCTCCGAAGACCGCGCCGCCCTCCGCCGCGCCGAAGCCGACTGCCGCACGACCGGCGATGCGATCCGCCGCGCGCTGCGGTTTTGGAACGCGGCCCATGGCGACGAGCGCGAGATGTGGCGCGGCTGGGTGCTCGATCTGATCCCCGAGGCGCGCGAGGCGCAACGGGCCGCGATCCTGGCTGGTGCGCGGATGAACATGACTTATGACGCAATGTATGGAGCACGAGCATGACCGCTCAAGTCCTCAACCTGTCCGTTTTGGCTTACGCGCAGGGCTTCACGCTCTGGCACTACAAGGGCACGCAACCCCCGGCTGCCGCGCTCGCCAGCATCGAGGCCCCCGGCTTTTTCAACGGCATGGCCGACATGATGAACCTCGGCGATTGGATCATGGTATCGGCCCTGGACGGCGCGCGCATCCTGTTCGTGACCGACACCATGGGCGACGTCGTGACCGTGGTGCCGCTGTCATGAGCGAATACATCAACGCCGAGACGGTCATGTCTCGCCTCAACGCAGCAGGCCGCACGCTGCTTCTGCTGCCGCCGGGCCGCGTGCATCCGATGCTGACACAGCACCTTGCCGACGTGGAGGCTGAGGACATCAAGCCGCGCCTGCGGTTGTGCGCTGATCCGGCCGCCATCGACGACATGGACCGCGTTTTCGCGTGGTTGTCGCTGATTCCGCATGATCGCTACGTGCTGCGCCGCATCGTCGGCGCGCGGTCGTTGGTATCCCCCAGCACCGACAAGCACCTGTATTCGTGGCGGCGTCTGGTAGCGTTGCTGGGGGCCGACCACAAAGCAATTCAGCGCTGGCACGCACAAGGCATTGACATGATCGTTGATGCGCTGCGGGCACGTTCGCGGGGCGTAGCAGCATGACCTACACAACCCACCAAACCACCAACCCCGACCGTCCGTGGCAGGTCAAATACGCAGGTCGCGTGGTCGCGAGCGTCGAGACGCAGGCCGAGGCCGAGGCGCTGGCGGAGAAGTGGAACGCGGCGGCGCGGGAGCGGGCGGCATGAGCGGGCACGATTGGATCAAGCCGGGCGTGCAGGCGGTTGTGACTGTTGCTGACACGTATGGCAATGATTTTGTTTGGTTGCGCAACAGCGGGGTTTATGTGGCGCGTGAGGCGCTTTCGCCGCTTCCTGAGCCGCTGACGGAGCTGGAGCGGGCTGTTGTGGAGGCGGCAGAACGCTGGGCAGATGCATACGAAAACGCCGGGTTAATGGGCCGTCCATATCAACGCGTTGCAGAAGCTGCCGTTGATATGATCAACACCCTCCGCGCCGCCCGTGCCCCGCGCGACCCGGTGGCGGAGTTGGTGGAAGATTGGAAGGCCGCGCGGGAATACGTGGACAACCATGATCCCGCACTGCGTATCCGCATGGACGCTGCCATTGCCGCAGTTGAGGGAGCGAAAAAGTGAGCGGGCACTTCACCAAATTGGGCCTATGCTTGGCCGCAGCAACCTGCGTCCTAACCGCCGGCAAACATGCCCAGCAAACATTCACCGGCCAGACCGTTTCTGACCGAGTGGCGTCTTTTGTGTCGGCTGTTTGGCACGGTTTTGGATCGGCGACCGTGTTGTGGGTGTTGTTCTCATGACCACCCACGACACCCGAGCCCGCCGCTTGTTCACCCTCGCAGCCCCGCTCGCCGACCGCCTGGACGCGATGGCCGAAACCCTCGCCGCACAGGTGCAAGAAGGCGTCTACCTCTGCGCCACGGAGGCCGAGCTTGCCGAGTTGCGCGGGCTGTCAATCGAGATCGGCATCGCGGCGGATGAGGCGCGGCGGATGGCGGGGGAACTGGCGGCTAGGAGGGTGGCATAATGACCCTCCACCCCATGCCAGCCACCCGCGAAGAGTGGCTACAGATGCGCACCCGCTACGTCGGTGCATCCGAAGTCGCCGCCCTGTTCGGCGTTCAAGCGGCCTACGCCCTGTCTCACTACGCACTCTGGCACGTCAAGCGCGGCGTAGAGCCGCCCCCCGTCGATAGCCCCCGCGTAACATGGGGCAAGCGGCTAGAGGAGATCGTCGCCCTTGCCTATGCCGAAGAGCATGGCGTCATCGTTCGCCCTGGCCGCTACGCCACGGCAGACGACGCGCCCGGCATGGGGTGCAGCCTGGACTTCGAGGTCGACGCCGACCCCGAAGGCGAGTTCGCTGGCCCCGGCGTGCTGGAAACCAAGAATGTCGATTGGCTGATCCACAAGCGCCAGTGGTCCGATGGCGAGCCTCCGATACACATCCTGTTGCAGCTTCAACACCAGATTGCCTGCACCGGCTACGGCTGGGGCGTCATCGCCGCGCTAATCGGCGGCAACGAACTGCGCACCTATCGCTACGCCGCGCGCCCGGCGCTGATCGCCCAGATCAAGGCCAAGGTGGCGGCATTTTGGGCCAGCGAGACGCCGCCTCCGGTCGACGGCAGCGGCGGCGCCGCGCATGTGCTGCGCGAGCTTTACCCGGAGCCGGTGAATAGCGTCATCGACCTGAGCCAGTCCAACGAGTTCCCCGAGGCGGCACAGGCTTTCCTTGACGCGTGCGCGGCGAAAAAAGCCGCCACCGAAGCCTACGACCTGGCACGCAACCGCCTGACTGCGATCCTCGGTGAATACCGTCGCGGTTACGGCGGTGGCTACTCGGTCAACATGTCCATCACCCCTGCCAAACCCGACCGCGCAGCCGAGCCGGGCGAGATCATCAAGGGGCGCGAGGAAAGCCGCCGCCTGACAGCCAAGTTTAAGGAGATCGCCGCATGAGCGGAGCGCAATACGAAACCCGTCCGCAGTTGGCCCCGCGCCCGCTGCCGGAAGCCATCCACCACGCCGTCACGAACGGCGCAGGGCAGGCTACCAAGGTCGAACAGTCCCGCGCCGTGGCGGAGGTGCAAGCCGCCGTTTTGGTGGCGCAAAACCGCCCGCGCAGCCAGGCCGCAGCTATCGAGGAAATGCGCACGGTTTGCCGCATCCCGTCGCTGGCGGAGCGGGCGTTTTTCAAGTTCAACCGCGGCGGCAGCGTCGAAGGTGAGACTGTTCACCTTGCCCGCGAACTGGCGCGGATCTGGGGCAACATCACTTTCGGCATCGCCGAAATGGCCCGCGATGATGTGCGCGGCCAATCGGAAATGCTGGCCTTCGCATGGGACATGCAGACGAACGCCCGGTCGCAGACAGTGTTCATCGTGCCGCACATCCGCGACACCAGGAGCGGCCCGAAGGCGATGACCGACGTGCGCGACATCTACGAGAACAACGCGAACATGGGCGCGCGTCGCCTGCGCGAGATGGTGTTCGCCGTGCTGCCGATCTGGTTTCGCGAGGAAGCCGCCGCGATTTGCAAGCAAACTTTGATCGACGGCGGCGGCTTGCCCCTAGTGCAGCGCGTGGCGAACGTCGTCATGGCGCTGGAGGGGATCGGCGTGAGCCGCGCCGATATCGAGCGCAAAACCGGAAAGAAGATCGACGAGTTGATGGCGCAGGACGTTGTTGAACTTGGCGTGTCGTTCAATTCGATCCGGCGCGGCGAGATCGACCGCGCGATTGAGTTCCCGCGCGAGGAAGCAGCCCCGACGACCACCAAGCCTGCCGACAAGATGGCCGCGCTGGAAGATGCCGCCGCGCCGATCATTGGCGAGGTCGAGGCTTGCGCCAACGGCGCGGCATTGACGGTTCTGCTGAGCAATAAGACATGGAATGCCAAGGTCGCGAAACTGCCCGACGATGACAAGGCGCGGGTGACGGTCGCGGTGAACGCGGCGCGCATGGGGTTTGAGCGGCCATCCGACACGATGGAGACCTGACCATGACCCTGCTTGACCGGCTGAATACCGCAGTAGGTCTGGAAATCGCCGCGCGAGACTGCGACGCGGCCCATTTTTGCGTGAATGTGTGCACCTGCAGGGACGAGGGCCGTGAAGCCGCCCGCGCCACCCTCGCCGCGCTCGAAGCGGAGGGGTGGCAGGTGGTGCCGAGGGTGGCGACCGCTGAAATGCTTGCGGCGGCACATAACGCGCCGATGGTAGGAGTGCAGTCGGGAACACAAATATTCCGCAAAGTGCAGCGGCTCAATTTGCAATACCACGCGGCAATCGCCGCAGCACCCAAACCGGAGGATGCGCTATGACCGAGTTGAAGTCGTGCCCGTTTTGCGGTGGGGAAGCCCGATACCTACCTCTGGCCGTCACTGTGCAATGCCGAAGCTGTTATTGTCACACGCCGTCGTTTGACGAACCTACCGCATCCGCCGCATGGAACACCCGCGCGCCGGTCGTGACGCCTCCCGGCTGGGTTTTGGTCCCCGACGACCAGCACATGACCGACGAACAGGCCGAAGAAATCGCGCGTCTCGCGAATTGCTGCGGCGGCATCGCTTATGACATCTACCGTGCGGCGTTGCTTGCCGGCGCGCGGGCCGAGCCGGGATGTGCAGCGAGTGAGGACTGCCCGGCCCAGGTTGGAAAGCATGTGGCCCCGAGTGCTCCGCGCGCCGGATCGGGGCAGAGCGTGACGCGGGAGCAAATCGATACCATCATCCGCGATGATGTCAGGACAGACATTTACGGCGACCTTTACGGCGTTGATCGAGCCACCGACGCCATCCTCGCGCTGATCGACGGTGCGGGATGAGCGCGCTTGAAGAAATTGAGGCCGAGCGAAGCCGCCAAGTCCGCAGCGAAGGATGGTCTACAGAGCACGATGACCGACATCGGGGCGGCGAACTCGCGCTTGCCGCGGCATGCTACGCTGCTCCGGCGAGGATTTTTATAGCCGAAACGGTCTCGGGTCGCGCGTATGACCCATATACCGTTTACCGGGATGCATGGCCGTGGGCCGACGAATTTTGGAAACCCACCGAGCGGCGGCGTGATCTAATCAAGGCGGCAGCACTAATACTCGCCGAGGTTGAACGCATCGACCGTGCCACACCAGTTAATATTTCCGTCACAAACAAGCGGCGACAGGCCCGCATGCGCAAGTATGGACACGTCGCAACATGAGCAAAATCCGCACCCTGACGAGCGGCGGTCAGGTTTTCTTCTGCCCCGGCTGTAAATCCACCCACGCGGTTAATTCGCACCCGAATGGCCCGAAGTGGACCTACAACGGTAACCCGGACAGCCCGACTTTTGCGCCGAGTATCCTTTGCAAAACCGGATGGTCGCAGACTGAGCCGGACTGGAAAGACGACATCTGCCACTCGTTCGTGACCGATGGCCGTATCCAGTTTCTCGGGGACTGCACGCACGCCCTCGCCGGTCAGACGGTGGAAATCCCCGAGTGGCCATACGCGCCGGACGGCTACGTCGGTATTGTAGAGGACACGAAGTCATGACCCTCACCGAACTAATCGCCCGCGTCGAGGCCGGAGAGACGGGGCGCGAGTTAGATGTCGCCGTTTTGCGCGCCGCCGGGAAAACACTTAAGCAACGGAATTACCCGAACAACTGGCTGATGGAGGTCGAGCGGGGGTGGCAAACGGCGCCGTCGCCAACCACCTCCATTGACGCGCAGGCCGCGTTGCCGGGGCGGGTTGTTGGCGTCAATCTGGACGAGCGTGGAACCCCGTGGCGGGCTGCCGCACTGCGCCGCGACACCCCCACCACCAATTGGCGGTATGCCGATCTGTTTGTAGGCACAGCCCCCACCGAACCCGCCGCACGCCTCGCCGCGCTGCTCCGCGCGGTGCATGAGGAGGGACGGTGAAAACTCCGAAAGGTTGGCGCAGCATGAAAAGTGCCCCAACGGACGACACCGTTATCATGGGCATTCTCGCGGTTTACAAGCGGGGGACCGCGTTTATTCAGTGGGAGCGCCACCTGATCGCATTTGATCCGGAAGCGGGAGAAATGTCCGCCCAGGTTGAATATACCGGGTGGGAGTGGAACGACTTTCAATATTGGCACCCTCTAGTTCCGTTGCCCCCGCCGCCGCAGGACCTCCCCCGATGACCCCGCCCGACCTAGACCCCGCCGCGTTGGAACGTGCGGCAGAGGCCCTGTGCATATTGTCTTACCCTGATGGCACCGTGCTCTGGAACGTGTTGGTCGAAATGGCAGATGCAGACTGCGCCGCAGCAATGGCCGGCGGCTGACATGCGCCAAGAAGCAACCGCCGCCATCCGCGCCTACCTCGCCGCCGCGCCGCGCACCTGTGCGGCGTGCGGGGAGCCGATCGTCAAGCCGAGCGGGATGGA